TTCGACCGGGTGACACGCTTATACTGCAATTCCTCCCAGGTGTTTAATTCACCTAATCGCCTGTCGCCTGATGGCGGATTAGGGTACCGCCAAACAAATGTTCTGTCCTGCAAGCCGTAGGCTGTGGCCGGCGTTTTTGTGGTCAGAAATAGGGTGCCTTCAATACTGTTTCGTGGTGTATCATCCAAAAATACCTCTACATCATTATTTAATTTTTTATTGATGTTCTGTAATTGCTTATGTATTTGCCCCGTAATTTTAGTAGAATCTGCAATGTACGGCTGGTACTCCAATCTGATATCTGTGTACCACGTTTCTCTACTTGTATTAAATGGCGCCTGGGTAGCTGAAGCAAGGTAACAATAAACCAGCCCGCTAAACGGTACCTGAGATGATGCTATCTCAATATTGTGCTGCAAATTTGTATTATCACCGCCCGGGAAATTGTAACTAAAGCCAAGTGAATTTATCCATGCCCCGTTCCCTACCGGTAATTCGTCTACATATTTTGTAGATATGCCGTCTTGTAGAATAACTGCAAATACAATACCTACAACCCCTGGTTGTGACACATTCGTTTGCATTGTAAAGGAAAATTTTATCTTATCTCCTTTCGTTACCTCAAATGGCTGGCACTGAACCGCTGTTGCTGAATTAGAATTTGGCCCTCTTACAACAAGTTTTCTGCTTATTTCTGCAAGTGACGCCGTATCCAGTGTTACTCTTATAAACCGTTCAGCTAAAACAGGCCCTTCGCCTCCTAAAAATCCAGTAGCTTCATATTCATTAATTGTATTTGGTCCGCTGATGTATGTTCTGATTAAAGGCCCAAGTATTTTTAAGTCATAATTATACAGCAAATATTTTGGCTGCCTGAAATTAAAAACCTTTTGACTAAACTTCCACCCACGTAAGGCGCCATTCTGTAACCCTGATTGCCATGTTGTAGGGTTGCCAGGTCCAATGTTAAAAGTATTGCTAAACATAGTAGTCCCAATTGCAGACCACGTTTCATCATACACAAACCCAGGTACTGCATTTGATGCCCACCTGCGGAACTCAGGCCAATGAACGATATTCCATTGCCCGTTAGCTTGAAACAGGGTGCATTTAAATGCTGTTAATATTTTTTCAAGTACCGAATAACAATTATCGTAAGTTTCACCTGAAATAAATATCTGGCTATTAATTAAAGTTTGTTCAAAAGTGCTTACCAGTGGATTTTGCCTGTACTCACAATGGTTTAAAAATATGTTTGTTACCAAAGCCAAGTCAGTTTGTACAAGACATGATGCTATAATAGATAATAAACTGTTTTTTAGCAGTAAGTTTATTTCACCCGTCAGGTAAATAATATCTAAAGTTTGAGGTATCCCCCCTGTCGAAGTGTTTAGCGTTATTGTCCAGTTGTATTCAGCAGGGCCTATAAACGTAGTTTCATTTATAGCTGTAACGATTACATAGCTTATGCCAAGTATTTCTATTGTGTTACCTACTTGTGGGTAAAATGCTGCATCCTCTGTCCACATATAGACAACCGTATCTACCCCATTTGTTCTGAATGACATATTAAATGCCCTTCGTACAGCAGCATCTGATAGTATAACGCCTTTCAATAATCCTAACCCATCATTAGCTGATATGGTAATTGTATGCGCAAAATCTACCTGTAATTCGTAAAAGTCATCCTGTACCAGGTAGCCGATAAACTTTAAATTAGTTCCTTCCAATAACCGAACCTGCACACCATCGTCATCTTCAGACTGAAAGGCTGTTATCGGTAAGTTGTTACCTTCATTTACCAAAGTAATATCAAGCGACTGCCCTTTTATTGGCGCCATCGGATCGTCAACTGTACAACGCTGAATAACGGACGTTTCACCACCGAAAACAGACATAGCCTGCCCGGTGTAATCTTTGAACCAAAACTGCAAAAAATAAGTATGCTGCAAACCGGTTTCATCCGACCTGCTGTTAAACTCATTTTGGTATTTCAATCCGTATGCCATAACTTAGTATTCTAGTTATATTAATGTGTTGTTTACATAATCCCCGGGTCTCTACTTGGGGATTAATTATTTCTATTCATGGCCTGCGATGCCCGGTTGAACGCAATAACAAGGTCAGTTCCAGCCAATGTAACTGATGGTATAAATACATGGCCGCCACCGCCATAAGCCGTCAATTCATTATTTGGCTGCACTGCTGAGCCTCCCGGTAAGAATACCCTTTCCGGGCCACGCTCACCAACCAGAAATGTGCCGCCTGGTGAGTTACGGGTACCAGTGGCAAAGCCTACTGAACTTGCTTTCTTAGATGCAGCCGCTGCAAGCAATCCACCTAATACTTGTAATGCCACACCGGCAACAATAGCTGTCTGTGGTGTTAGCCCTAATTCCTTTATTGCGTTTTTTGCAATTAACATTTCAGCCCCAGCTTTAACTAAGTATTTACCAAGTTCTTTAATCTGCCCTCCTATACCCTTAATTAAATTGTCAAACAACCGAGGTACATTTTCTCCTTTGTTTGCAATAACATCAACTATAGCATCTGCCGCAGTGCTTATTGTTTCTGCAACCACATTAGATATTGCCGAATTTATTGCCTCAATTGCATCCGCCTGGAACTTCTCTAATTTTATTCTTTTTAAAAAATCCTCTAAGCTTTCATTTGCCCTTCTTTCAGCTTTCTCATCTACAACAAACTTTGGCTTTACTACAACCGTAGGCGTTAACGTAGACCCGGACGCCCTGGATAACTGCGTAGGATCCTCTGATACATCGAAAAGTTTTGGGAGTTTTTCGGGTTTCTCAACTTCTATCTTCTCAGGCTTTACCTTTATCTTTTTTACCTTTATCTCCTTTGTCTTTAATAGGTTTTCAAAAAGTTTTTCAAGGCCTTTACTCAACTGGTTTATACCTATTATTTCATTCTTTGCATCATCTATCTCCCTTTGGATTTTATCAGGGATAAGTCCTCCGGTTCGAGGGTCTATTCTAGTAGCTTGCGACGGCAGAAACGACCCAGCCATAGGGTTATTTATTTTACGCTCCCTTATTTGCTTCTGTATCTCAGCAGTTAATAGCTTCTGTAGCGCTAAGTTTTTTTGATCAAAAAGAAATTGAGCAACACCCTGTTTTATTGTTGCGTCAGTAAGATTTACTGTTGCACTTGTAGTATCAATAATAACAGCCTTTAAATCAGCTATATCTTTTGCTTGACTTACGACCGCTGCGCTAGCTTGGTTAACAGAATCTTTAAATTCCTTTTCTTTTTTAGCAGCTTCTGCAACCTGATCTGCTAATGGCTTAAGGTCTACCTTATAAACCTTGTCTTTAAACAAATCTATTGCTACCGATGCTACTGTAAGTGCTATTCCTATTCCAGCAGGGCCGGTGAGCATTGGCAGTAATTCAGAAATACCAAAACCAAAAATTTTAATGCCTGATTCAGCTTTTTTTGAAGCATCATGCATTAAACTTATTTTATCAATAGCTAACTGAATGCCTTGTGATAGAACCTTGTTTTTTTCTGCTAAAGCAGCGGCAACGTCTCCAAATTGTTTATTAATTGATATAGCACCCTGGATAGCAGACTTTGATTTATTAACCGTTTCTGTTAATGTAGAAAACGGAACTGTGCTATTTAATGCAAGCTCCTTTAAAGATATACCTGATTTTTTTGCACTTTCTTGTAGGCTTGTTATCTCTTTTGATACTTTAATTATTCCCTGTGTACCTTTCTCTAAATCCTTAAAAGTATCATTTGCTTTTTTAGCAGCTACAGAAGTTTTTACAAGCTCTTCCTGCGTCTTTTGTAACGCAGCATTAGCCTGTGAAGTGTCACCTTTAACTATTATTTCAAGTGGCTGCATTCTGCTTTCTTTGTTGTTCTAAAATCTGATTTCGTAGTTCAAGGCTTGATGCCGCAAATGATGGTACCAACTTATCCTCCTCAATATCCGAATTCAACCGCCAAAGATCCGTCACCTTAATATCGCCACCGCTTTTCAATTTTGCACCATTGCTGGTAACTATGTGGTAAGTCTGCAGCCGGATCAATGCACTATGTTCCTCCTGTTTATCAAAATAGCCCTCAAAAGCATAATGCACAGCTTCGGGGCTACTTGTTAATAATTCGTATTCAGTCCAGCCTAACTTTCCGCAGGCGATTCGATAACATTCGGCTCTGTACTCTCCTTTAACAATTGATCGGCTTTTTTTTTATCTTCCTGGGCCTGCTTTGCTTTAATGAAAGCCGTTGTATTCATGTAAACATTATACACAGATAAAATGACATCTTCATTCAGGTTTTCTATCCAATCGCAAACATCCTCAAAAGTAAAATCAGGCTCAACGCCTTTCGCAAAACAATTGCCTTTAAGTCCACCATAAATAAGCGCAGAATTTATAGATGCTTCCGGGTGATCTGCATCTATTTTTTCCTGAACTAATATGTGTGCGTATTGGTTGAATTTTAAACCACGCAGGTTACTACCTGGAATATCAACGTTTTTTTCATCTTTTTTTAACGGGCCTATTTCAATCTGTATATAACTCATATTAGCTTGCCTGGGTTGTTTGTGTGATATTGCCCTGTATCTCCAGCGTGCAGGTTGTTATTACCGGAGTGTTCTTTGCAGCAACATTATTCCAAGATGCCAAAAAACCTTTACCAGTATATTTCACATCCTCTGCAACCGGGGTCATTGGACCGTAGTACCAACTGAAAACAGTTTTGTTTTGTTGCAGGGTGAATAGTTCAGATGAACTTATTTCTCCGCTGGCAACATCCAGCACGTCAATAATTTCAAGCTGAATTTTGTTATCCAATACACCCGGTAATTTGTTAGGGCCGCACTTGCTGCCTGCATCTATAACAGATGTGGTAGATTCCAGTGAGTTTGAATTTAAGCAAACAAGTAAAACATAGTTTGTTCCGCCAAGCGGATCAATTTTCAATAGTATGTCGTTGCCTGATATTTCTCTGCGTGCCATGATGATAATTTTTATTTAAAGTTAGTAAATATTTGCAATGATGTTGCATTTTTAAGAAACATTTTGAAAAATAGTATGAGTGAATACCATCATCCGGTCTATATAGATATTCTGCTGATCTTGGCTCCAGTCGTTTGTCTGGTCTGAATCAAGCCTGGTACCTGTTACCTGAAAAAAACTGCTGTTTAATGGTATCTTAAATTGTGGGTTTAAATACAGCCTATTTAGCACTTCATTTGCCACTGTATCAACTGCTATGCCATCGTTATACTGAGGACTGTTTGTGAATATTGAAACGGTAACGCTGGTTTGCGTTACTGATGCAGATTTGTTGCTATCGTCATTATTTCTTATCTGCCCGAATGTAATATAAATGCCCGGCGCCGCATCAGTAGGTATCTGCTGCCAGTAAACAGGCACAAAGGACGCTGCCGGGTACTGTATTGTACTAAGCAGGGTATTGTATGCTTTGCGTATGGCCAGGTTACTACTGAGCATTTAACTGTTTTTTTAGGTTCTTAATCAGATCAATTTTCGTTTCATTGAAAGCCGGGTAAAAATATGGCTGGGCTTGTATTCCATTTTTCAATATCGACAGTGTAATAGCATACGCAACTTCTCTTTCTGTTTGTTGGTTTGCCTTACTGTTTATGCGCTTTTTTGTTTTTACCGAATGCGTAGCTGCAACTCCTTTTATTGTTACCCACTGCAATATTCTGTAAAACAACTGCGTAAAATTACCGCCTCCTTTGCCTTTGAACGTAGCTGCAAAAGCCTGCCAGTCCGGTGGTAATGTCGCCACCCATTCAGCAGCAAACTTCTTTGTGCCAAACTCAACGAATGCAGCGTAATCTACGTTGACAGCTACTTTAACCGCTAAATTGGTTGTATTATGGCTTATGCTCTGCCTCAACTTCCCCTCATTTACAGGGGCGTTAAGTTTGGCCTTATTCTCCATATCCTGGCCAAAGGCTTTGAACTCGTTGTTTATTA